ATCAAATGTTGCTAGTTTATTGATATCAATCTTATCAAGCACACAAGATCCAATAACACCCTTCAGACTATCTACCATCACAGCTAAATCTTCACTTTGCTGGGCAATCAGTAGAGCCTTTTCTTCTTTAATAAGAAAGGGGCGGTATTTAATCGATTCATTAGTTGAGGGAACCACCATATTATATGTTGGTGTACTCATCATTGGTAAAGACATATTATTCTCCTTTAGACATATTCTTAATTAACTTATTCAACTCACTTGTGCTACCTACAAAGATAGCATTGTTTGTCACCTTCTTACTCGTTTCTGATTTAGAAGGTGCATCAAGTTTGGCTTTTTGCTGATGTATATCCATAAGTTGTTGGTTAACATCAGCTAATTGTTTCATTAAATTACCCACGACTTCAAAAGCACGTGGGTGTTCACTAGATTTTGCTACTTCCAATGCATGCATTAAAGCATTTTGTCCTGTAGTAAGTAACTCACGAAGATTATCTCTGGCTGTTTCATAGTCAGATTCAATTCTTTCATTTGATGGAGTTACTATTTCTCCTGTTTCCGCAACAATCATTTCATTCTTTGGTATCGAAGGAATATCAAAGACTTGTGACAAAGAATCATCAATTTTCATATTTATTAGTCGTTTCTAGTGTTTCTTGTTGGTGGATCGCCTGGAAATCCTGCACCAAACGTATCAATCCCTGCTGTTGCTGGAGTGAATGGTTTTGGAGCAGGGAATGCTGGCGCAGGTACGCTAGATGTTGTTGGCATGCCAACTGGGAAGGTTGACGCTGTTGGTGTGGTAGTTGGGGCATTTGTTGCGCTTCCTGCAAGTTTTTCTTGAGTTCTTCCGAATGCTGCGATACCTAATACTGCACCCATTGCGATATGGAATAAACCAGCACCTTGAAGTGTTAGTGGATTCCATTGAACCAATTGTTGATGCTGGATAGTTTGAATCAGTGCCCATAAAACTGGAAAGATAACCATATCAAAGAAACACACGATCATATACATCCATCCCATAGCTGGACGCCACTTTTTCTGCATCCAGTCTTCATCTTTTTTAACTTCTTTAACTTCTGTAATTTCTTCAGCCATCTTTATCTCCTTATCGTCTTCTTAAAAGACTTGGTATTTTTGTAACTAATTTTGCGCCAATCGCCCCTATAGCAAAATTCTTCAATTTGTCCACTAATGTATTTTGTTGTTTTGGACTAATTGAATCAACAGTTGTTGTGAAGTCTGGACTATATCTGCTCGCTGAATCTGGAATTACCCCATAAGTCTGGGATATATGTTCATCAGATAATTTAAATCCATCTGCAACTCTTTCCGTAATATAATATTTGTAGACAAAGTTCACTGACATCTTCATGACATCTTTTGAAGTTGTATCTAATTGTATGGCACCCACACTTTTTGGATATGCTTCAAACATAGTGACTTTATATCTAACATTATTTTCTAGATCTTCCACAAATACTGTAATGTCTGTAATGTATTCTTTGTAGTAGCTGAACAGACGAGTATCTGGATTTTGAATAGAGATTGTCCATGTATCAAACAGTTCTTTAACTGCCATTGCTCTGTCTACATAAAATGACATTGATATTGGTTCGTACAGTCTTTCATACGGTGTTTCTCTAAACTCACCGAATGATCTATTCTGCGTTGTTGAATAATTAGTACCTGGAAGTTGTACTTGGTCGCACAACAATCCAACTAATCCTATCACTTCTGGATCCAGAAAAGGTGGTTGGAACATAACATGGAATCTATTAGTTCTAGATAATCCACCTCTTTTTATTTGAGCAACGAATTCGTTTAGATCAGCCATTATAGTTTTCTTATTTTCTTTCTGGAGTCAGACCAGACTTGTTGTTTAGATGCGCCAACAAATCGTTCTACAGGAAGCAACATAGCAGTCGCCCAGTCAGCAGAACTAACTCTTCTAAATTGGCTTCTTACATGACCATTCAAATATTGTTTAACACATGGTTGGGCTGCTTTGTATTTCGAAACTCCATCTATAAGAGCCCATGAATATTTCAACTTTGTAGTTTCATCCCAACGACTATTATTCTTAAAGGTTAGCAGAGCGTCTAATAAATAGATTCGAAGGTCGTATGGAAGATAGTGCATATTAAGACCATAGAATCCATCTGCAGTTTTTCTAAATGGAAATACTAAAGGGAATCTATCATAGTAAGGTAGATCCTCTTTTGTTTTTGGATCATAAGCATACATATACAAACTTCCAGGTTGTATAGTAGTTGTATTCTGTGAAGGATCACCCTTTATCACTTGATTTGGAGTGATGTTTTGCTGGGCGAGAGAACTCACCTGTTTGTTGAACCAACTAGTAGATCGTTTAACTGATGTTAATAGATCGTACTGATTACGTTCAAATACGTCTTGCATTGGTTTTTTAGCCATAATGTTATTTAGGTTACTTCAAACCAAGTTCGTGTTCTGTTATTATTTTAAATTCCCATCCACGATCTTTAGCGTATGCTCTTGCAGCAGCCCATTTTGCTTGATTTTTTATATACATAAACGATTCTTGTAGATAACGCTGGGTTTGTTTTCCAGGATATTGTGGAGGATTGGTTTGTTTCTCTGGCTTAACTTCAATTAAGTATGTTTTTAACTTACCATCATTAGAATTAACCTGTATTTTAAAATCTACAAAGTAACGATGGATCAGGTTATCTGTTGGACAACGATATGGAACAACAGTTTCTTCTGAACTCCATTTAATAACACTAGGGTTCTTATCGCACCACATGGCAAAGCGTGTTTCCCAGCTAGATCTCATAATTATATTTGTAGGATCCCCTGCATATTTTTCTGCAAAAACTGGCTTGAACGATCTTTTATGGAACATAAATAACTAATTAGAAATAAATAACATCCCCTTTATTTAGAGAAACCAAATGGCACTACAATATAACGACGATGGCGAACCAGAAGATCAGCCAGTAGAAACACCTGATAATCAGGCAGAGGTTGTAGCGCAAACACGTGCTGCACCTGTTTCTAAAAGAGAAACTTATCCAGAGAAACAAGCAACCAAATTTGAACAATTTGGTAAAGACAGTGGTAAGTATGACATCGGTAACTATCAGTATCCTGATGATTTAACTACTGATTTTAGGTATGGTGGTAACTATGTTATTTTTTATATTAACGTAGCAGAAGATTCGAAGTTAATATCAAAATACAAAGCAGATACGGTAGATGATTTCCCAACTAGAGATGTTGGAGATAATCGTGCCATGAATTGGGATCAAAAGAGTCTTATCGGGGCGAATGCTGGGGTTAATACTATCACTGGTATTGCAGGTGGAACTATTGGATTTGGTCCAGCTAAAAGTGCTGCTGAGGGGGTTGGTAATGCAGCTAAAGGTGCAGCTGTAGCGAATATTGGAACTGTTGGTATCGCAGTAGCATCTACGATGACTACTGATCAATTAAGATCTCAGAAAAGATTAAAGACTGCTATCGCTTTACATATACCAAATAAGTTAGGTATAAAGTATGGAGTTACATATGACTCTACTGACACTGCTGGTCTTGGTATGGTAAAGGCACTTGGTGGAGAAACTGCCGATGCTATTATGAATGCTCTAGGGAAATCTAGTAAGGAAAGTAATGTTACTGGTGTGGCTCAGGCAGTTATCACAAACCTAGCATTATCAAAAGGACCAAATGCCGAAGCAAATTCACAGATGCTTGGTATGGCAGCAAATCCTAAGAAAGAACAAGTATTTAAGGGTGTTGATTTTAGATCGTTCTCTTTTGAATATCAATTCTTTCCAAGAGATTATAGCGAAGCACAGAATGTACTAAGGATCATTGAGGAATTCAAGTTTCATATGCATCCAGAATTTAAAGATGATAACAACTTTGTTTATCTATATCCTTCTGAATTTGATATTTTTTACTATCAAGGTGGAGAAGAGAATTTAAATCTGCATCGTCATACATCATGCGTTCTTACAGATTTAGATATTGATTATACTCCCAATGGACAATTTACTACATTTGCTGATGGTATGCCAACACAAATTAATGTTACTTTAGCATTTAGAGAATTGGCTCTGTTGACAAAAGATAAGATTAAGGCAGGTCTATAATGTACTTCGAAAATTTTCAAAAAATATTATATGATTTTGACATAGAAGCAAAGTCTGGTACTGGTACTCAGGCATACGCAGTCTGTGATTTAGCTGGTGGTGGTGTTAATGCGGTTACTGTAACAAACGTGGGTTCTGGATATAATTCGGCAACTTGTATATTTGGACCACCTGACAATGGTGAATCTGGTGTTTCTGCAACTGGTAGAGTAGTAGTTATTGGTGGTCAAGTATCATCTATAGTTGTAACAAATCCAGGAACTGGATATACAACTATACCAGATGTAACAATTTCTAATCCATATGGTATTACTAGAAAATTTCATAAACTTATTGCTATGACGGATATTACTACAAATATTCGTTTTAGAAAAGAAATTCTATCTAATGTAACCACATATGACTCATATGATATTAAAGATGGAGATACTCCAGAAATTCTTGCTGAGAAAATATACGGTAGTCCAGAATACCATTGGGTTATAATGTTAGCAAATAATCGTTATGATTATTTGGCTGACTGGCCACTGACGTATAGTGCTCTTCAAGAATATGTAGATTCAAAATATGGAGCCACTGCAAATAGCATTCGTCATTATGAAGATGCGAATGGACATGTAGTTATGGGTGGTGTTTCAGTATCTAATAGAGAATATGAAGAACGAATAAATGAAAGAAAGAGAAGAATAAAAATAATCTCTCCTTCTTTAATTAGCACTATTCTGGCGAATTACAAAGATTTGATTTAAATGACAGCCAAAACAATAAGATTCGCTGGTGATGTAAGCGTAAATTCTATTAAGATTGTTACCAGATCTGGTAACTCTCAGAATATCACTGCGCAGGTTATTAACATCCAAATATTCGAAGACTTATTTTCTCCATTTATCACAGGCTCTCTTGTACTTAAAGAATCATTAGATTATGTTAATTTATTACCATTCACTGGTGAGGAACAAGTAGAAATTGATATTAGTACTCCAACTTTATCCAAGGGTAATATTAAAGGTACATTTTATATTTACAAATTAACTGATAGAGAATTGCTTGGAGATAAGTCTGTTACATATCAGTTACATTTTATATCAATGGAAGCCATTGTTGATTTAAATAAAAAGATTAGCAGAGTTTATACTGGTAAAGTTAATGATGTTATTGCAGATATACTAACAAATAAAACTGATGGTCTTCAATCTACTAAAAGATTTATATCAGAAGAATCATCTCGTTCAGTTAAATTCATATCTAATTTTTGGTCTCCTATTAAGTCCATCAATTATGCTGCACAGTTTGCTGAAAATAACAATAACTCTCCAAGTTTTTTATTCTTCGAAAATAGAGATGGATTTTATTTCACTAGTTTAGAATCTATGTATGAATCTCAATCGGTGCAGAAGTTTACTTATGACAGATATACACGTGATAAAAAGCCCAATGGAGAAGATGCTAGAAATGTTACCGAAGATTTCAAACGAATAAACCTAATAAGTATACCAATAGGGTTTGATTATATTGATAGAATAAGAAGTGGTATGTTTGCTTCTAAAGCAACTTCATACGACCTAACTAAAAAGTCTTATAGAGTTAAGACATATAATATTTTTGATAAATTTGATACCTCTAAACATCTCAACAAATACAACGTGGCTTCTTTAAATTCTATTTTTAGAACAAATTCTTCCATGATGATTGTACCAAGATATACCGATGGGTTTAGTGGTGCGGGAGATCTTAGTGGGTTTAAATCAATACAGCAAAGAATTTCTTTATTGAAAGCAGCAGAGGCGAATAAGATTCATATTTCTGTTCCTGGACGATTAGATTATACAGTCGGTCAAAAAGTAGAAGTTAGATTGAATAAAGTAGAACCATTAAGAAGCACTGATAGAGATATCGAAGATAAAATGTTTTCAGGTTTTTATATAATTTCTGCTATTAATCATAATGTAGATAAAGA